GAAGCAATGAGCTGGAGAGATCTAGTCGTATCAGAAGAGGAAGCTGCCGTCCCAGAAGAGACGACTGCAGCCCCAAGACCAAGCTGGAGAGATCTAGTAGTTGTCGAGGGTGAGCAGCCGACTCAGGAGGCGGGCTACGTTGACCCCAACATCTCCTCTAACAGCCCAGATGACATCCCTACAGGCTTGGACATTGAGGGTGAGTTGCCGCCTACACAAAAGAAAGAGTGGGGCCACGGGCCGCTAGAGACCTTCATGGGCGTCATGGACAACATTAAAAGCATTGGTAGCGCCCCGGTTGGCATGTTTGCCGCTGCCGTTGACCTGCTTGATCAAGGTGTCGGCGAGACCGTTGGCAACCTTAGCTATGGCGATGACGGCCTTGAGTACACAGCCCCAGCCTGGACCCGTGGAGAAGGCAAAACAGGTGTAGAGGTTGGTCAGCGCTTTATGCAGACGACTGCCGACAACATGTTCATACCTGATTCCGAGTCTGCTAAAGATGTGGCCGATCTCATTCCTGATGAGGCCATGATGATAGCCGAGGCAGTGCCGCCCTCTATTCAGCCAGCTTTTGCCGCCAGCCGCGAAGCTAGCTCGCTATCTCGTAGGATTAATGATCCCAATTCACCACCGATTAGGCCGGTGCAAGAGGCCGCAGATGCTGTCACGCAAGTTGGCCGGGATATGGTTAACAAAACCGAAGATGCCTACACGAACTGGCGAGCAACTAAAGATGCAGACAAGGCAAGAGCTGGCCGTGCAGAAGCGGAGGAGCTGTTAATCAATCGCTGGCTCGGCCCAGAGATGACCGAGGTTATCGCCAACGCATCACCGGAAATGAAAAAGCTGTTTGCTCAGATGGCGGAGGACGCTCAGACACAGGCTTATGGTGGCATTGACCCAATAACTGGCGAGCGCATCAGAACAATCGCGTCAGGCAGAGTGTCGTCGCGAGACACTATCGGCAGGCAGTTTGAGGAGCGAACAGGGCAGCTAGCTGATCTGGGTAAACGCTATGCTTCTGATCTGGGAGAGGCTCGCAGAGTAATGAAAGAGGCTGATGATGGAGGCTACAAGGCTGACACATCAGGCTTGATGGACTCTGTTACCGAGATGCTTTTAGAAGAGAAGATCACTGTAGACAGAAGAACTGGAGAGGTGGACTTCAGCGGATCTAAGATTCCGGTAAAAGAACGACAGGTGTTGGGTGAGTCTATCCAGCAACTGTTCACAAGCTTGCAAGAAGGCAATGTGCCAGAGGCAAACTTCGGCAAGCTGGATACCTTAAAAGGCCTTCTACAGAACACTGGGTATGGCGACTCTAGGACGCCTGGTCAGAGTGGGCGTGGGGCTAGTCTAATTCAACGGATGTCTGGACAGGTCAACGATTTTCTGCGAGCAGAGACGGATGCTATGGACATTGGGTACGGCGATGCCAACGACAATCTGAGCGGCGTGATCAAGGTCTTCAACAGCATGAACAAGGCCATGGGTGGCGAAGATGTCGATTTTAACACTGACAGCTTTGACCCACGGAAGGCTCGCGAGGTATCCCGGCGCAGCAGAGGCCTAACCAACAACACGGCCAGCGGTATCAACCTGGACGAAACTCTTCGTGACATGGACAACGCGCTAACGCAGGCGGGTGACAGCCTGACACCAGAGGTTCGGGAGCTGCTCAACATGACAAAGGGTGAGGATGGTAAGTGGACTATCAACACCGACATGCGACAGCTTGCTGTGTTCGCTGAGATGCTCAACCAGGTAGTCCCTGACGGCAAGCACACAAGCTTCCACGATCTGATTAAGTCGGCGACTAGTGGGCAGGGTGGCAACCTCAGTAACGCGGCTTACAACGCTATCTGGGGTAACTACGTTGGAACCACTGCGGAGCTTGCGAAGTCTGCCACTGGGGCGCTTAAAAGGAACAACCCCGAGTCTGTAGGCAAGCGTCATGACAAGCTCAAAACTCAGCAGCGTGAGTTTGAGGAGTACAACAGGAAGGCCATCCTAGAGGCGCTGGGTGTGGTGCTAGAGGACTGACCGACTGTATGTAATCACTGTATGTAAATTGGTGTCTGAGCCTGTCTTTTCGTGTCCAGCTCAGTCAGGTGGCCTTTGTGTTTATGCGGCCTGTGGCGACTGAGGTGTACTGAAAAGCAGGGGTCAAGAGACTTAAAATCCCTAGGCTTAACGGCCGTGCCGGTTCGAGTCCGGCCCCGGGCATACCTTTCAGCGATAGTGACTACTTACAAGAGGCCTCTACTGTAGTGACGACAGTGCTACAGTCCGAGGCGCTTGTGGGCATCGTCCATCGCGCTGATGTAATCAGGGGCGAGGTGAGCGTACTTCTCAGTCACACCAACGTGGCTGTGGCCCATGATCTTCTGTAGCACCACAAGAGGCATACCGCCCTTCTGAATCATCCAGCTAGCGAAGGTGTGTCTGAGGTCATGAAAGCGGATGTGTGGCATACCGGCCTTCTCACGGGCCGCTTCCCACTCTGTACGCAAACTGTTCAGTGAGACACCCCACGGGAGCATCTCCATCCAAGGGTGCAGGAACTCCGGTACAGTGACCGTCAGCGGCTTGCCGTTCTTAGTATTGCGCTTGCCGTTGTACATGCCGGGTATATGCAAGTGAGGCTTGCTCCACCACTCAGGCTGAAGGTTCAAGATGTTGCCCTGACGCAGGCCGGTGAAAGCAGCCATTTGCACCATCTCCTTCCAGGGTGAACGCATGTGCGACAGGATCTCTGCGACTTCGTCCTCAGTAAGGTAGTACTCGCGGGCTGTGTCCTTCTCTGAACACTTCTTGATCTTGTCTCCCAGCGGGGTGTCGAGCCATTCCCACTCTTTATAGGCGAGGTTCAGTACGCGCTTAATTTGAGACAGGCGACGATTAACTGTAAGGGGGCTGTAGCCCTCCTTTAGCATCTTGTCTTTCATGAGATGCGCCTCCTTGACCATGTCGGTCAAGAGGACGGGGGAGAGGTGTTCAGTGTTGCGAGTATGAGACTCCATGCTCGCAGGGGGGACGTAGCGCGCTAGTGCGTCACCGTAGGTGCGGTTCTGCGGCTTGAGACTCTCGCCTTGCTCTGCGGCGATTCGGGCTTTTCTTTCAAAGTCCTTGGCCCCCTTTTTCGTGGACTCTCCGGTTGAGAGTTGGTGTCGCTTGCCCGCGACCATGAACTGACACCAGTAGTTTTTGCTTCCCGGCCTGAGGTAGATTGACATCGCTTAACTCCTTGTTCAACGAACTCTACAACTGAAGAATGTAGGATTCTACACGAACGGGGATCGGCAGTCAAAAGGACATACTCTAGCTTACCGGCGTCTGCCATCCGCTTAACTGTGCGGCTTGAGCAGCTTAATAGCTCTGCGGCTTCGTCTAGTTTTAGCAGTATCTTATCCATGTCTGTACCTTTAAGTGCAAAAATCAGCCCCCGAAGGGGCTGTAGAATGGGCGTCCATGCCCGTGCATCCATGCTTACCCGTTAGAAGGGGATATCTTCTGGTTCGGGTAGGTTGGCTCCTGCCTGGGAGGGCTTCTGACTTCCCTCTTTATCGAACGGCGGGGAGACCTTCAGCGACAGGTACTTATTGCCTGCTTTGCTCTCCCTGATCCATGCGGCGACTTCCCAATCGGTTCCATCGACGTTCAGTGGGCCGGAATAGTCGGGACGCTTCTCGTTCCCTTCCTTGTCACGCTTAAACATTGCACCGTTATTGGTGTTGTCATAATCACTCATTCGCTCAACTCCTTAAGCTCTCTGGATCGTTGCTGCTCTTCCGTGCTTAACCTTCCCGCTACGATCTTTCCCTCGTAGGGGGTCAGCTCTGCACGAATCTCTGCCAGTGCGGCGGCATCGTCATCTGCGATAGCCTCCTTAACCGCATCTGTGTACTTGGTTAACTCTTCCTCTGCCTTCTTCAAGCCCTCACGCCACTCTGTCTTGAAAGCAGTCTTGGCCCCTGGCGGCCCCGCGTTAAATGTCTCCTTTTGATCATGCTCGCTAAGGCCGTGTACGAATTCGTGAAACGCGACCCACTCCTCTTCCCTCAACAGCTCCGAAGCTTTCGTAAAGTTCGGGTTGCTGATGTCCTTGTTGGCTTCCTCTGATCTCCAGAGCGACAGCCCTAATCCATGCATCCCGCAGGCCTTCACGAGACATCGCATGACGTTGTCCGAGATAGCCCTGGCGTCTGGGTTCTTCATGGCCTTCATCCGCATGTCCATCACGGGTAGCCACATACGATGCGTCTGTCCGTCCGCTGTCACTGACACGCTGACCATTGCGGTCTCATCGGGATACCACTCGACATCGTGTCGCTCGTAGGTTGCGTCTGGATACTGCTCGCACATCTTTGACCAACAGTGCGCCCACTGAAGGTACTTGATACCGCCGTGCTTAATTTCGACGCCGGAGCTAACGTCTACCGCACTCAACTTGCTCCACTTACTGACCTTACTCACCATTAACGACCCTCCTTGATCATCCAATCCAAATAGACAAGAGCTTTCTCAACATCCTCAACTCCGTTCTTGTGCTGCCACCTCCACAGGTACTTCAGCGCATTGCCATGGCAGTAGGCGACGAACCCCTCGCTACCCAGCGCAGACCTGATCGCATCGATGCACTCAATTTCTCCGGTGCGGTAGTGGTCAGGGCTGTTAACCGGGTCTGGCTTGTTCAGCGCGTCCCACTCCTCCGGCGTAATCGCATTGATCCCCGTACTCATTCGTACCTCCTTGTCTGAATAAACCGCCACAGCGTTGCCATGCTGGACAGGTGCTTGATGTGTACCGCTGCCCCCGGGCCGTGACCGAGGTCAACTTGCTCCAGGTTCTCCTTGTATTTGTCGAGAGAGATCCATCCGACGACCGTCATGACATCCGGCTCAGAGGAGGCCTTAGCGAACACGGTGATGTCCCACTCATGCTTTGCGTGAGGCGTACCCAGCAGCCACTGCGCCTTCGGGCTGTGCGATGACTTCACCTGTATGGCTAGCTCTTGCCTGCCTAGCGGAACCCACAGGTCAACGCCGTTATCCTTCCCCAGCCTGTTCCTATCAAAGTCGAGGGCCAGCAGATTGGCTACCGCTATCTCTGCCTTCAGACCAATAATGTCTGGCTCGACACCTTCACGTTTCTTGTCGATAAGCCTGTCCTTTATTTCTGATGCCCTAGCTAACTGATACCGGAGAGCTGCTGACTGTTCTGCGTCAGCAAGCTCTGAAAGCAAAAGGCGAACGCTTATGCTCTCCATATCAGTTCCCCAGCAGGTATTGGACGGCTTCCCACTCGCTCTCACCGTCAGGGTCGTCATAGACTTCTATGGGTTCCCCGTAGAACTTTCCCTCTAGATGAAAGTCCACGTTCTCCCACATCTCGGGTGCGCCCCACACTTCCTCAATCTGCGTGTGCAGCTTTGCGTAGGCCTTGTCCGACCAATCGATTTGGCCTGGGTCAATGTCGAGAATGATTTTCATCTGCGCTTCCTCCTTGAAACTCCAAACTTCTCCATGATGTAGCCGGTTGAAACTGGCATCTCATCAAAGGCTCCGTCCCTGCATTCATTGAAGACCCATATCCCGCTCCAAGTGGTTGCAGTACCGGTTTGGTGGGTGAGGTATTCCTCTTCGTGGGTGTAGAAGATCCCCGCAAAGATCCCTGTGATGCGTGTGCCATCTGCGCGCTTGGCGTAGGCAATCTGCCTGTCCTGCACATGGCCCATGACCGTACTCATGTGCTTCTTATTCAGCATGGTCTGCGCGCTGCTTACCGGCCTCCCCATGATTCCGCTGGTGTGGTAGTGGGCGTAGCAGATGCCATCGATGACTAGCGGCTTGAGAAAGTCGTGAACGGTGAAGCCATGCTCGACAAGGTTGAAGTCATCAAACGACATGACCCCGTCCAGCTCCGCGCTGTCCTCGCAGGCTCTGGTGATGCGGTTCTCATGGTTGCCCAGGCAGAAGTGAAGCTCTGGATTCCACTGTCGCTTCTTATTTTTCTTGCGCCGCGCTATCTCCTTATGAATGGGGGCCATGAACCGATCCATTGCCTCGTTGCCAGCCTTGATGTCGGCCAGGTAGCGCCGACCTTCGTGGCTCTTCTTGCCACGATCATAGGAAGACAAAGAGGGGAGGTCGTAGTGATCA